TTCAAGCACAATTTGTAACGATTCTCCGTGACACCACGCCAGCGTGGAAACACCCTGTCCGCCATTACGTCTGGCTGTCAGTCGTTCGACGTATTTATCCAGTGCTGTATCACTGCCATCGGCAATAAAACCGTCTTCTGCCATTTGCTGCCAGATTTTTAATACCTTTTCGCGGGGCGTGACATGCCCCTTAAAGCGACGGCGTGGGTGTTTATTCTGCTTCTTAAAACCGCGTTCTTTCATGGCATCGAGCACCAGCTCCAGTTGCGCGACGGTCAGCTCACGGCAACTAATTTTGCCCGTGTTCTGCATCAGAAAGGCACGGTAGGTGTCGTCGTCAAGTTGTAGATTACGACGGGCTACATGGATTAATTTAATCAGTGATGTGCGACTCATTTGATCACCTCTCATATTAAGGAATGAGATATGAAAATTGACTATGATGAACTGGCCCGGATTCTGGATGTTTTTCTGGATTCAAATGATGCTTTTATCACCCTTAGTGATATTGGCATCAATACATCACATGATGAACAGAAACTAATTTTCCATTTATTGTTGCTGACAGAAAATGGTCTTATCAGTAACAGAAATCTGGAAACAGGATCTCCTAAATGTATAGGGCTTATACCAACCACTAAGGGATTTGTCTGGAATGCAATACCGATAAGACTAACCCAGACAGGCCACGACTTTGCCAACGCATTACATAAGAAACCCATCCTTGAACGGATAAAAAATGAGTTTGCTGATGCCCCATTTGATGTTGTTAAAGACATCAGCAAAAGTTTATTAGCCCAGTTCTTTAAAAATAAACTCGGTATGGAATAAATCCTTACTCATCCGTTGTAGCACATCAAGGGCGGCAACTGCCGCCAGTTTATCCTGACCGGCAATGATTCCCCGCAACTCTTCGATAATCCATGTATAACTTAAGGATTCAGCGATTATCGCGCGCTTTTCTGAAATTAAATCTTCTCTGGCCTGCTCATAACGTTGATACACAACATTATTCAGAAAATCATTCACCTTTTGTTCTGGTATGCCACTGGAAATTAATGTAGCAGCCATCAAGTCAGCATCAGTAATGCTCTGTATTTTCATTTCTTAATACCTCTTCGCAATAAAAAATCTCATTGGGATAACGTTTTTGCACGTGTTCCATCACCTGCCTGCATATCTGCTCCGTGGGCCAGATTCTTTCCGTTACGGGTATGGCATCGCAGGCATCGTTCCCGCAGGTGCTAACCAGCAGGACAAAGCCAATTGACTTAATCACCATTTGCCTCCATATGTTCCAGACGCTGTGCTTCGCGCATACACATCTGCGCAATCATCATCTGGCGGGCAATGCCTGCACGAATAAACGAAGCTGCACGACGGAGATTTTTTGCATTCGCCTGTTGAATCAATGCAGGTACTGATGCCAGGCATTCGGCGCTGTCTTTAATCAACACCTCCGCTGTTATTTCCGGTGCTTGTTGCTTATTCCTCGTCATCTTCGTCATCCTTTACATTCAGCGTTACAGGAAATTTTTCGAATATGAAAAGGGCAAGCCTTGCCCCAAGTCTCAGAAGGTTTGCTTCCTTTGAATGTGCAGGGATAACGCATTTCTCACCGTCATTGTCGAAGGTAATATCCGCATCTTTTTTATCGATAAAAAAACGACATTCCTCCACGCGTGCTTTATGCCATGCACATAAAGAGACAATGCATTCTTTCATTTCCTGATTCGTCATAAATATCACCATTTCAGATTCAGGCGCGAGCAATCCCCTGACGCATCGCGCCATAATTGAAAGAAAGTTAATTAATTAAATATTAATGCTGGTATTAAATACCGGCTTCCTGTTCAAACGGGATAATGGAAAAATCTTCAATTCCAGACTTAACCGTAATTCCGGCAACACCGGCAACTGCGCCTGGTTCATTCAGAATTGCTTCTTTGTTGATTTCCTGCTTCGTACGAATAAAGCGTTGCAGGCCAAGACGCTCCAGCGTTTCCATCACTGCATCCATACCACGAATACTTACTGATGGTGGACGGACCCGCCACGATACATCACCGGTGACAAGATTCGCCGTCTTCACTTTGCCGCCGTTCGTCAGTTCGTCGCGGTTCGCTTCACACCATCCCTGAACGCCTTTTGAAAGGGTTTCAATATCGGTTTTAAGCGGTGCAATCCGGGCCGCAAATTTCTCCGTAATTTCCGCGATGGCATCATTCATTTCTGTTTCCAGACGTGATGCTTCGCGCTGTAAATCCCCGATGCGTTTAATATCGGTAATCACCGCATCGCGGTTTTGTGGCACATAAGCCGCTGCGGCACTTTTGATGCGTTTTGCTGGTTTAGCCATAAATTAAAGCTCCTGTTAATTAATATCCGCTGTATACAATGCTGGATACAGCTCGATTGCTTAATTCCATCTTTCGGGCAATGACATGAATATCCAGCCCTTCTTTATAAAGTTCACGGCATAAATATTTGTCGTGTTCACTGATTCGGTATACACACAATGATATTCCGTGCCTTCTGGCATGTGCCCGGAGGGCGGTTGTGGCGACTTTCAGTTTTTCCGCCATTTCTTCAACGGTCATTTTCCCGACGTTGGCTTCGATAAATTCCCGGTCTTCGCGTGACCAGCGTTTACGATGACACTTCATGTCAGCCACCATTCAGTACAGCAGAGGCTCACGCTGCGATGCCGGAATATGCCGCAGCGATAGCTGAACCGCTTTCAGGGCAAGCGAGGAATAACAGCAGTGCGCCCAGCCTTTTGCCATTAACCGGTAATCGCGCCAGATACGCTGCCACATTTCACGGGCTTCAGGGTCTGATGCGCAGATGTATTCCCGGTCCATGACGTACTCCCATAAATCCACGTTGAACGCACCGCCAAATGCAATGGCGCGGGATATACTTTCGCCGCAATAACGCGCACAGATGCTGTAATGGTCGAAAGCAATCAGGTAAGTTTTTTCATCACAACCATCAACTTTCCGGGCGCAAATAAACTCGCGTAATTCACCACCGTTGTTATTGCGTTCCTGAATTCGGATTAATGCCTGAATTTCATTTCGGATTTTGACGTTCATTGTCAGCGTTCCTTTGTGAATTAATGTCTGGCTGCATTTGGGTTATAGCTGAATAGTTCCCCCTCAGCTTCCAGCCCAAGCTCCCTGGCTGATTTCAACAACTCCTCGGTCGCTTTTTTAATGATTTCAGGAGCCATGCTCTTGATGATGCCGGCCATTACGTCATGTGGCCCGGTCTGGTCCTCAGGTGAGGATTCTTCCAGTCGCACATTCATATTTACGGCAAAACCTCCATTTTCCTGAAACTCAATATTTTCTGTATTGTTAAATTCAAAGATTACTTTTGCCATTTTCATTTCCTGCTTATTGATTAACGGGCGTTGCATTTGTGATTTCGTTAAGTTCACAAAACACATTTTCTGCGTGATAATGGTTGCCGACATGAACAGCCAGTCTTCGACCATCAACAAGTTCAAAAATAACATCACCGTTAACAGTTGATTCCATCACACTGACATTATCAAGGTTAATTAACCGACCAATTCCCAGACTATCGTGAATATTTATCACCATCATTTAAATGCTATCTCCAGATTATCTGACAACCATTAAATCGGGCCGTCCATACTGAACGGGCAATCCCTGATTTATGCTCCATAATTCTGACGGCATTCCTGACCAGTTCCGGTGGTGGGCAGGTAATTTCAAGAATCGGGCGTGCAACGCCGAGATATGACTCATTAACGTAGCTGCCGCGCGCCTGTAACCAGGTCTTTACTTCAGTCGCCATTTTGATATTCCGTGACATCATGATTTCTCTCTCCTTACGTACGCAGCAGGGTTGAAATATCAACATCCAGGTCTAATTCACGGAAAGCCTGACGCAGATAATCTTCATTAACACGTTCACCTTTGCCGTGGGCAGTCATGGCAGCAAGGCGCAGCGAGTGATTCAGGATACGAAGTGCACCTGGCTTTTGCGCAATCTGCTGTAATAATTCCCGTTCGTTTTCGCCGGTAATTTGCCAGGCATCCGCAATGGCCTTTACATCATCAATTTTGGTTTTATTGATTGCCGTCCGTTTTGCAATACGGGAAAACAGGCGGGCAAATTCAACCGTTCTGTTCCCGCCGGTCATATTTGAATAAACGCGGTGATTCCCCATCAGAACAAGACCAATACGGGCGGATTCCTGTAACAGGCGGAGTTCTTCCAGAACTTCTGCGCCAAGATGATCAGCTTCGTCGATAATGACCAGCCCCTGTGTACCTTCGAGACGGCGTCTCAAAGCGCGGGAGAGTGGCCCTTTACGACGCGGTGCGTCATTCATTCCCAGTTCATAAGCCAGTTCAGTCAGGCATTCCAGAACACTGGCGCAGGATGGGGTAATGGTGATCATCCAGACATTGTTATTGGTGCGACGAAATTCGCGGGCTGCTTCAGTTTTTCCCACACCTGGATTACCGCAGATAACAGAAATACTTTCAGTCAGGCTGGCAAAGCGCATACTCGTCCAGATTTGACGTGCTGTTCTGGTTTCCACAAAACGAGGGGGTTCTGGCAGTTCTGCGGCGCGGTGATAGTTCTCCAGCCAGCGTTCCAGCGTCTGCGCAACACGTTCATTATCGCCGTTGTACTTGTTATTCACGAACGCGCTTAACGTTCCTGCGGCAACTCCAGATTCGCGGGCGATTTGCGCATAAGTTGTTTTTTCGCTTTCAACAAGCGTGCGCAGTCCTGCGCGAATATCAGAAATATTCATCTGAATAACCTCGTAATTAAATTTTGTTTAAACGTTAATTAAATGGCTTTTTTACGTCTGTTCTGTTCCAGAATATCCAGTGAATGATTCAGATATTCATCACGATCAGTTTCATATTCATCATCGGCTTCCTGGCATTTCACCTGCACCGTGTTACCGGAAGGCCGGAAAATACCAACAACCCTTGATTCTGGTGCTGCTGGTTCGGCTATCTGCGGCAGCAGTTCAGCAACTTCCAGCGCGTCCATTTGTTTCTGCGCCTTAATGGCTGCTTTAGTTGCAGATTTCAGTTGTTTCTGGCGGCGGCGATATTCACGACCTGCCGCAGCATCATTAAATGCAACAGGTGCCAGACATTCCGCTTCACAGATAAACCGACCGTCCAGGGTGTAACAATAAACCGTGCTGTGTAGCTGCTGCGGATCAAACCTGACCACAACTTTTTTCACGCCGGCATTCATTAATGCCATGT